GGGTCCCGTGGCGGCAGATGGAGTATGTCGGAGGACCTAGGCGGGGTTATGCTTTCCTTCATCGCCTTGTACCATCTGGCCTTGGCCCTCGCCGCCTTCGGGGTCTTCGTGGTCTCCACGAAATACGGGTCATCCAGATAAGTAGGCTTCAAAGGCTCCTTGTTCTCGTCTAGCCCGGACATGAGTTGATCAGTGATCAAGTCATGGATCAATCCCTCGCTCTCCCTCAAGCTGTTCGTAACCTCCGGCCAGAAGTTCTTCTCCAGCGTCCTCACGGCATTCGCCACTCCCGCTATCGTCCCCATGGTTCCTCTCCATTATATCATAAGCGTCACATAGTATCCTCCTTCGATCCGCCATTCCCCGGTCAAGGAAGAAAGATCCCTCGTGAGCCTTCACGAAAGCCTTCCTTCCCATACCGAGACAAGCCTCATCATTGAACGATACCCCGTTTATGACCATTGCTCTATTCCTTTAACGTCCTCGGCGTATAACTCGGATGGCCTCTTGAGCGCAGGAGTGCCGGATGAAGGGGTCAAAGTAAGAGTGCCGTCATCAGCGTTATAAGTAGCCGCAGAAGCGTTATTCCATACAGAGGAGTTACCTAACAACGTCCCGTACATCTCGGTAAGGTCAAAACCTCCGTAATGCTCCACCACCTTAAACTTATTCTCTCCTTCGGATAATTTCTTGACATCCACCCAGACCAATCCCTTCGCCTCGTCCAAGATATCGATATCGCTAGTGAAAGATATAGCGTTCATCCATGCTTTCTCAACATCCTTATAAACGAGGTTGATCGTAAGCGATGCGTTCTCTCCGGAACTCTTGAACCTCTGTCCACCCGGATAAACGGCACCGAGCTCATATCCCCTGAAATCACTTTCCGTATCGGTCTTCTCTCCATATACGACATTATTCTTGTCGATGAAGATCACCCTCATGCTCTCGTTCTTGAGCTTCATGAGATTGGTTCGTAAGCCCTCGTCATAATCGTTCATCGTGTAAGTCTCGACAAGCTCGCTATAACCCGTGATCTTGGACGAGCCATAACCGGTAGCGGATGTCTGGGCCTCGCCTCCGGAAGTGGCGTACTCAGCGATCGTCGAGATCGGATAGACACGGTTCGGACGGTCGGCGTGGGCGTACTCTCCCAGCTTCGTGTCAAAATCGGATACCTTGAAGGTCATACCTACCGGAGTGAGTATGATCGCCTTGATATAGTCGGGAACGAACGGACACTTGCTCGTGCCGGTATTGAAAATCTCGGAACCGCAGTCCCTGAACATTTTTACTGCCATAATTATCTACATGTTTTATTCTTAATAATTAATTCCATACCGGAGATATCAATCCCGTCGAACAAGTCCTTGAAAGGAGTCTTCCCGTCCGATCCATATACGCCACGGCTCCCGTAACGCATATTATCAGATTTCGTGTGGCTCACGAAAGATCTTGAACCGGTATCGAATCTACGGTCTTTACTTATCTCGTCAATCAATATGTCATACAATGGATAAAGAAGCCCCTTGTATGATATCTCTAGACGCTGCTCGTTGCTGTAATCCGACAATGTCCGGGTCGCTAACAATATATCCACTGAGACCGTGCAATAAGTATCAGGATCGTCCCTAACCTCCTTGAAGGGAGTGAACAACGCCAGTAAAGGGTATCTGTCCCTCTCGGTGAACCTCGACTTGCTAATAGTCTCCATGGCCTTGGATATATAAGGCCAATCCCCGAAAAGATAATTTACCGGCACATTCCTGTCCAATCCGGTCTCAACCCCAAGCCGGTTCCCTACCTTTACGCTTATATCCTTGAATATATCCACCAGATTTGTCATATGCCAAATTGATTTATCGTTTCCAGCATATCATTATCGAAAAAATACCCTCCGTAATCATCACGATGATCAAAGAGCCACCTCGACAGGTAATCGTTCATATACACCATCTGGTTCCATGCGTCAATCATCTTCCGGTTACAAGGGACAATTTTAGCGTCCGCCTCCGTGACTCCCACAGGAGTAGCCTCCAACTGATTCCTTCTAAGATAGAAGAAATAGATATAGTAAGCTATAGGAGACTCGAGCGTCCCTCCGGCATCATCGACCAATACCTCCATTAGATCCAGCCATCTCCTCTCATCCGCCTTATCCGGATCTTTCTCCAACAAGTCCAAGAAAGACACGAAAGCGTCCGCGTTATCCTTTCCTAGAATTTGCCTATAAAAATCCCTCTCGAACTTGGCGGCCAACGCCTTGAACTCCGAGTTTATGGCCTCATTCGTGAGGCTTGGTACCCCGCTGGAGGGCACCAAGCCGTCTATATGAAGATCACCAGTGAAATATGTCTCATCGATCAACATAACGGTTTATTTTGATCTCTTGGAGCTATTGAGCAACTCTGTCATTCCATACTTGGAAATAGCCTCGTCGATCTCCGAGGTTGATAATATCCTCTTGTCGTTTATGAACATGATCGCCAACGGCAATGACACAAGATCTTTGTCTCCCACATTATGGTATTTCGTTTTCTTTGCGTAGGTGATCTCATATACCTCGGCCAAATCAAGCTTATAGCCCTTGGCCGAACCAATCTCAGTTCTCTTTCTTTTCATATCTCTATCTTTTATAGTTTAACTTCCCATTTCTGAGCTATCGCTTGCCGGATTAGCGTCAATGGCTTCCTTGATCGTGGAATATTTACCTTTCACGAAAGCCGTCAAGTAATTAGACTTGATATAAGCAAGCAATCTCTTCTCACCAACCATCGTCACCTGATTCTTCTGGAAATCATCGTTAACCCAGCCGAAAGTGATGCTCAACGGCTGGTAGTCACGGATATTCAAATAACGGAAATCCCCGATGTAGAACTCATCCTCCGTGATAGTCGTGGATGGCTTGATCTGGACTCCCGAGATCAATGTACCGTCTTGCAGCGTGAATGGGGGGAACAGATAAGCGCCGGACGAGTCCTTGGTGAGTTTCAAGTTCGCCAGATCCACGGGATTGACCCGAACCAAATTCGGGGAATAGTTTCTCTTGGATGTCGATACGATCTGAGTGTATGCCGCTACTATAGCGTCAAAGTTATTCGGCGATGCCACCTTTACGGACGTAAGCGAATATTCGGGAATATCAGAGAAAACGCCCTTGATCTCACCATCAGATCCAGACCCGAACAATATGCCCTCTTCCTCGGCCACTCCGATCTTATAGATGATCTCGCTCCTGACCTCGGCTACCAATTGCGGCAGATCGGTAAGAACCTCCTCTGTCAACGTGGCGGTCAAGGCTACCTTTCCCGCTGTAACGTTCTTCTCCTCGATTGTTGCGGTCATGGAGGGTTTCAGTCCTCCCTCCGGAACCCACTCAGCGTCACCTTGTGAATCCTTAAGCTGAGTATAGATGATAGTACGGGCATTTATAGTGGCGACATTGGCGAACTGACGGATCTCGCTTTCAGCTAACGGTGGGGTGGAAATAGATGAGTCGAAAACCACACCCGGACTCATAGGGACTCCTGTTGTGGTTACGCTCGACGTGATAGGCGTATTGGCTTTCACATTGGGAATAATGGAAAGATTCAATTTATTACCCGGCATAGCCTTGCAAGCCGATTTTAGGTCCACGATCTCACGGCCTCTTCCATCCTTGCTGATATAAGCCTTTAACTGGTCTCTGATCTGGTCTTCCAGCGTCTTGACCTTTAACTTACCTTCATCGGTCTTCTCCATAGCTCCCTTGATCTTAACGAGCTCTCCAAGAACGTTCTCCTTGAAAGTATCAAAGTCCTTCTTGTCGATCTTATCGGACAATACGTTATCATTCAAATCTTTCATGGCTTCGGTTAAGCCCGTAAGCTCCTTGACGTACTCGCTTTTAGGAAGAGCGTCCTTCAAGAACTTCATATTTATCTCCTCTAACTTGTCGTCCAAGCCCTTGATGAATTTCTTTTGATCCTCATCCATGCTTTCCAGATCAACAAATCCCAGCAACCCTAGACCGGCCAAAGACACCACGCTTGTGTCTGGAGACAACATCGATAACACTAACGTGGCGATAGCGAATACCGCCATCATCCAACAATACTTCTTGTTTTTCAAATAACCTCTCATTTTGTTCTCTTTTTTTTGATTATTAATTGAATTTTATATCGAATAGACTCTTCCTTGCATGTTCGGCTCCCTTGTCCTTGAGTGGATTTCCCACGGAGTCTTTTCGGCCCCTCTCCGGCTCAAGACTAGCGAGTGCCCATACCTTTCCGAATAATTCTTGCATCCTTGATCTCTTGGAGACAGACATGGTGATCAACTCACTATCGATATCCTCCCTAAGTTTTTCGATACGATCGGCTATATCATCCTCAGACTTGAGTCCTGTATACTCCGTCATGCCATTACACCCTATGGATACCGGGGAAATCTCGTATAACACGACCTCCTTGACGATATAAGCGTCCATCTTATCATCGTAATCAATCTTGTCCCATACATACGAGTACCCAAAGCTGAATTGATTGATAGTACCAGATTCCATTTGCTTTATAGCCCTATCCCCTAATGGTATATCGTCAATATCGGCCTCGAAATAAAGTCCCTTATCATCCTCGATGAGCTTGGTGATACGACCTATAGGCTCACTCATATCGTGCATCCACAGCAGGATGATCTTATCGTTCGCTTGGCTATCGGGGCCTCTCTCGGCTATGGATTTAGCGAAGCATCCCTTTATCAAGATATCATCCGCCTTGTCCTTAACGCCAAAAATAGCGGCGTATCCGCTGATCTTACGGCTATCCAACGCCATTTCCTTCACGTCGAAAGGAAGCCGCTTATATTGCTTCCCTATTGTTCTCTTCTTGACTTTCATTACTGATTTCCTCCTTATTGTCTTTAAAATCCCCCTCTGGATCATCGGGGTTTATATCCATGTAATTAGCGATCTCTCTTCTCGCCTCCTGCATCGTTATCAATCCCATGTCGTACAGATCCTTCGCCGATGTGGAAGACGTAGAGAACGCTTGAGCGGAGCTTAGCTTGTCCTCCTGCAAGCAAGATATATGCGAGTAATCCAGCCTTATCCTCATTCCATCATAGGCGATATTCTCGGTAAGGATCTCCGTGTAGTTCTCGGAGTCGGGTATGATCAAGTCTTGATAAGCGGCGGTCTTGGCCTCCTGCAAGTTGGCGAACTTGCTATCCGGCATCAAGACGTTAGGATTAAGGCCGATAGCGTTCGATATTATATTACGACACGACTCATCCTCCTCATGAAGCATCAGATCCTTGGAGCTATGCGTGATCGGTACCCACTTCAGCTTGGCCGTGGTGACCAATATGGAATACAACTTTCCTACCAATCCATACTTTCTCTTGAAATTATCGTTTAGTTTCCTCTGTTCCTTTGAGGTCAAGGAACTATTACCATATACGTCCCCGCCACTATCATCGCATATAATACCCTTAGGGCCTCCATCGATTATCAACGTGTTACGGGCAGACATCTGGTTGATCCAATTATTTACCGGCTTTGACAAGCTATCTACCGTAGTCTCAAACCTTAATTCTGACTGATACCCACCAATGATAGCGGTCGAGTCGGACACGATGAAATAATCATCCTTCTCCAAGTTGATCCTCTCTCCATTCCATTCTATGTACGCCTCTGATATTATCCCATCCAAATCACTTTGAGACCATAATTTCCCGCTAAGGATCACGTGGAACAACTCCGGGGGAATGATCCACATGGATATGGGCAACTCTCCCGGTATAGGCCTTAACGTGAATATCGGACAAAAGCCAAAGGCTTTCATGGTCATCTCGACCTGTTTGTTAAACTGCCTTCCGCTTTGCAAAGGATTTGGACGAGACAGGAATCTTCTCATCTTCTCAAATCGGGGATATAAGGAGTCGGTCTTTCCATCCCTTGTCTTATACATGCCATGCTCGTTGTCATTCTTGTCCACGACATAAAACTTGCCATTGGAGAACATGGAGCCGGCCCTGTCCGTTACGGTAGCGAATGGCGTACAGACTCTCAGAGCTAACGCCTTTCCGGGAATAGATGACATATCAATCTTAAAATCATTACGTTCAAGCAATGAGGATAATCCGGACATATACCATATATTCCCCCCATTGTCCACATCCACTTGGCCGACATGCCCCAACATAGACATTGACTTGACACTCGATCTAGTGTCAAACCTCAATATCGAAGGCAATAATTTGTCATACCAACTCATAGCGTACAAATAAAAAGAGCCATACCCCACAGGATACGACTCCCGCCGGGTATGGCTCTTAGGCTCTAATTTCTTTATTTTTATGTTACCGCAAATATAGTAATATTCGGATAAACATCAAACAATTATCACTAAAATTACTAGGTCTTGTTTTTTATGCGCTCAGCCAATGCTGACAATACGCTTATAGCCTCAATATCCGATTTTTCCCTATAATCCAAGACGCTTTCAACAAACCTCAAGTATCCGTCATCTTCATCGTAATCCTTACGAAAAAGAAAATGATCCCGAATAAATTCAGAATGTGCCTCTATTCTTCCCGCAACATTCGCTGGCAAGCTCCTGCCTCGAACGTCATTGAGATAATCCCTTAGATTTCGAACGTATGTAGCATTGAACTTATCACATTCAACATGCACCAAAAGATCGCCTTTCCCCAGCCTTGAGGCCATATCCTCCTCTTTTATACGATCATCGAGGATTGAAGCGTCCGTAATGTAAACAAATCCTCCCTTGACCATGCACTTAGCGTAGACGAACTTTCCTCCATTATCCGGATGAATCTCAACCAATCCGGTCAATCCGGACAAATCCACCATGCTTTGATCATAATATCTCATATCGCTTTCTTTTATAGTGTTTCTTTTTCTTCTCAACGAGAAAGCCGTATATCTATCCTTTAATATCTCCGTGACAAAATAACGTTTTGCATCGCTAAGGTGACCTGCCTTCTCGTAGGACTGACCCGTAATCTTGTCCTTTACCCTCTGCTTGAGCATCGCCCCGTTGACATCCTTCTTTACGGTGATATAATCGTTTATCGATGTCTCGCAACTCTCGTCGATCATGATGGACACGTCTTTTATATCTCCGGAATATATTGCGTTGATAAACTCCCCGGTCATGGATACGGAAGGGTTCGATCTAGGCAGCCTGTCCTCGCTACGGAATCTCTTGTCTATACCCTCCTTGAACTTATCGAAAAAAGACCTCTTATCGTCATCTATCGTATTCCCGGCCTTGGTCGATACATCCCCATAAAGATAGACCATATCATCATGCCCTATCCCCTCCAGATATTCAACGGCGATCTCGGCGGCCTTGGTGACCGTGTTGAACGGATCGGACGGGGTTTCCTCGTGAATTTGCCTTATCCTCGTTATATCCCCGGTCTCAACCTGCCAAAAAGAGATGGAGATATAAGGCAGGACGTTGTTATCTATCGATATATGCACGGGAGCCTTGACATATGGGCACTTGCCCTTATGCTTGGCGGGGTCGAAGGCGTGGAAGAACTCGCCACCCGTCCTTATCGTCCCCCACTCGCCCAAGGCGTATATCAGATAATAAGCGAAATCCCTTTCCTTGTCCCTCTCGAAATCCGCTATCGTCTGAGCGTCATAAAAGCCATACGTGCCATCAGGAGACCCTACTACCCAGAAATTATTAAGATAGGTGGACTTGATGATAACCATATCCGGGCGGTGCGTCTCGTAAGTCTTTTTTCTTGGGTTGTATATGGTCCGCTCGGAATTGACCCATTTCCTCCCTACCTCGGAATATTCCTTTGGCAGTATCTTACCCGTTACGCTATCCTTGAGCTTCCCGTACAGATGATTGTCCACCTCGGTCAATGTCTCGGTATCAAATATCTTTTTCTTGATCCAATGATCCTCCGATATCGGGTTAAATAGAGCTACGATCTTCTGTCCCTTGCGACCACGGAGACGCTTCCTTATCTGTTTCAAGTCGGATTCATCGAACTCGGATATCTCCTCGCAAAACACGTACTGATAAGATTCGAGACCCTTGATCTTCTCCGGATCGTCCAGCCCTTTGAACCGGATACTGGACCCGTTGAAACACCTTATAAGGTTTTCTTGGAATTTGAAAAAAGTATCTATATGCAATGATTTAGCCGCCTCTTGGAACGTCTTGTAGATACTGTCCGCTATGGTTGCTCCGGTCTTCCTAAAGACAATCGTGTTATAGCCCTTGGATATACATTCCAACAGGAAGGCTTGGGCCGCTGAGAAAGACTTGGCGGAAGACGATCCCCCGTACATGAAGATGAACCTTATATCGTCATTCCCCAACGCCAGCTTCAAATGGTGAAAGTTCGGATTGAACCTCTTGTAGCTTATTATCCTCCTGTTATCCGTCTCAGCTCCCAAAATATTAAATATAGAACAATTATAAAATTATAGACCTCGTATTTTTTCTAACAAACATAGCCATTTATTTAAAAATAGAACACTAATCATCTATTCCGGTATCTATTCCGATCAGCGATTTGCCAAGGTCTACAACGGTTGGAGCGTCAAAGCCAAGCATCTTGCAGATACGTTCTATGGCTTTCAGCTTATCGTGCATCTCTATCTTGACATATTCCACGTCAATGATCTCCGGGTCATCGCTCGTCCCTATATTTTTCTTCAGAATTTTAGTAGATATGCTCTTGATAGCCGACTTCTCCTTGTCCGTAAGATTCTCGAACTCCTTGCGTTCTATCCATGTGTTGTGGAGGTGGGCTATGGACGAGAACGCTATGTTACCCAGCTCGCCTAGTAATTTTTCCTTGGTTATATCAGATTTAACTTTCTGTTCCTCTTGCAGTTCCCTCACCCTTGACTGAACCTTGACATCATCCAATAAAGCCGAAGCCTTCTCCCATACGGACTTATCCTTCCATTTATCGCAAGAGTAGGCACGCCTGTACGCCTCGGAAGCGTTTCCGCCGCACTCGATATAATAATTACAGAAATTCTCTTGTTTTTGTGTCAACCTCTTCATTTTCCCATAACGATTTTGATTTCTTTCTTGCATTTCTTGCACCAGCAATAATAGACCCCCTTGGAGCCATAATCATAGTGGCCAATCCAATTATGATGGACAGGACAGTAAACGTCCACTTGTTGCCTTTGAGATGAGTTGTTATAAAAATCCATAAGTGACCTATATTATATTGTTAAACATAATATCCAATCAATAATACAAGTCACAAACTTGAAGCAAATATAGACAAAATTATTTATATCCTAAAATCGCAAGGTTAAATTGGGTATATTCGCGGGGTGTTAATCATTTATATCATGAACGAGGAACTTAAACAACTTTTGGAGTGGTTTGATAACTACGAGATAACATTTAATGAAATCAGGCTAAGCCCGTGTCAATACATCTTCGACCTTCGGAAATTTATCTCGGTCCAAACGAACTCCGTACGTCGGAACTGGGAAAATCCGACATTTGAATATGACATAATAAGCCTATATCAGCTTAAGAAGGTACTGGAGGAAAAAGAGGAAGAAAACACGCCGTATACCAAGACCACATCGCCCGTATAAAACAAGGAAACATAATGATATAATCAAACAAAAAAGGATGGAAGGATAACACAGGGCTGGAATATTAATTGTTGTTAATTCTATAAATATTTCTGTTACGCTATTTGGTAACAAATAATATTATGCTTATCTTTGCATCATAACAATAGAGCTGGTGGCAACAGTAACAATTCAGCGATAATATCATGACAACTTACATTTATAAAGGACAGTCAATCTCTCACATTCGTTTTATTTCAATTCTTCGTTATGCCGGCATTAATGGAGGTCATAGGCTGTCCGCTTATGAGGCCCTTGTGAAATGTGCAAGCTTGGGGAAAGAAAAAGCTATCAAGATTTTAAATGATCTTGAAGTGATTGAAAAATAAATATATCTATATATAATTAATAATCAAATAAATACAATAAACATGAAAACATTATATTGCGAAAATAGCGAGTTATTAGAGATTCTAGAAAATAATGGGATAGAAATGATTTGTAATGAAAATATGGAAATCGTAATATCTGACGAGGACGCAATGCGCATTGCTACCATTGTTGAAGATTTCGCCCCCTTTGCGTCTGGCGACTATGCGATAGAAGATATAGCCTAATGGAGATAAAAGATAACAAAGACATATATCATGAATTTAACATTGCCCGAGTTCGCCTTCATCGAAGGTTCCGGTCACGAAAAAGGCGGGGATCCCCTATATGGGAGAAATGTCATAATGCACATACGTTCTGCCAGTATCATCGAAATATTTGGCAGGAAGGATGTAGCCTTAAATCCGGATGTTCCGACATTAAAGTTTAGCTATACCAATAGATTTGGCATTAAAGAGCCAATGATTGCGGCGTTACATTATTGCGCCACGCTTGATGTCAAATATGATTCCGAAATGATAAAAAAGGAAATCATAAAACCTGCGGCTCAATGGTATTGCGATTGGGCTGAGTGGGAAGATGAAAACATAGTAAGAGAGGAGGGATTGAATGAATGAACGTGAACGAATAGGGAAACGAATAGCCGAAATACGTAAGGAAAGATGCTACACGGTGCGACAACTGGCCGAACTTGCCAACCTTCGAGCCGCAACTATCTCCAACGTTGAGAACGGTAAATTCTCCGTTGGGATAGATATCCTTGCGAAGATATGTGATGCGCTCGAAGTGAAAATAGAAATAATATGATTACGACAAGCATGACAACCTCCGAATTGTTGGAGGAAATCAAGGCTGATTATCTCAATATATTCTCCATATCCGATACCAAGGACGCTAAGGTGAGCCGGATAATCAATAAATCCGGCATCTTTCCTGTGCGCATCCACTCATTTGTTACCACTAAGCGTAAAAACAAGTGGATGATATTATGGGAGGCCCACAATAAAAAGGATATAGGCGACAATTGCCGGATCTCTTTTGTGTGCTACCATGATACCAATCATGGCAAGTATGCCTATATGCCTGTCTTTGTCAATGGCAAGATGGTTCTTCTCGCGTTTCCTCCTCACTTCTTCAGCCGGTTCGCCGATCGGATGGGAATTAACCTTACAGGCAAAGAGTTGATTAAGCGGTACTTCGAGATAAACAATAGTTATTCATTCACATTTTCGCACGAAGAGGTGGACGGAGGGTACCGGGATAATGTATTAGCCACCTGTAAAGAGGGAATTGCGATGGGATTCAAAGCCGTAGGGCCGGATGTTTTTCTGCTGAAGACCTTTATCACCTACGATATGTGCAAGGGGGATCAAGTCAGTAGCTTCGCCAAGAGCGAGGAGTTCAGGAGAATTCAGCATGACAACAAGTAATAGTTCTATTTTTCGCATCGC